CTGTAGCAAAATCAGAAGATGTAACTTGTGTAACATTTAACAAGTCTGTAATTTGACCTGCTGAACATACAATAAATTTTTCTTCTTCAGGGTCAACATCGTTTGCATCAATAATTTCTTTAGCAGAAAGTAATTTTGCAAGAGTTAAACCTCCACTTGCGTGTGCTACTTTGTTTCCTGATGGTAATGCGATTGATGTTCCACCAGCTACTCCACCTAATGATGATCCTGTAGCTGCTGTAATAATAGCATCATCCATTGCTCTTCCCATAGCCCATGCACCTGCTTGTGCATATTCTGACTGTGGAGAAATGAGCATTCTTACTTTATCTTCGTTGTCAATTAAGTCTGCCCAATCATAATCGTCCATTGTTACTTTACGTCTGGAATGTGGTGTATCCATACGAGGAGTATCAGAGTGACGTGACGTTCTTAATTGTGCTGCAACTGAGCCGATTCTTTCGAAAAAATGTGATTTCCCTTGAACTGTTTCTGTTCTAACGGCATCTCTAAGTCTTGAACCTTTCTGTTGAGCCAAATGAAATACGTTGCTTTTATACTGTTCGACAAAAGCTGTTGTAATTTGTACTGACATAATTCAGTCCTCCTATTAAAAAATTTTTATAAATCGGTCTTTATCCAAAAAGGGAAACCTATGTTTTATAGCCACATACGGCTACCGATTCGTTATCCTAATAGGGCGAACTAGGTACGCAAATTATATCATAAAAAATTAACTATTGCCAAATGCTTTTTCATGTAATTGACGCATTTTTTCAACAGCTTCTAAATGTTCTCTATGCCCAGCATGAAAATACGGATGGTTTGGGTCACTCATAACTTGTTGTATTTCTTGTTTTGCATCTATAGGTGATACTGCCAACCTATTATTTTGTGTGTTTTTAGCCATATCTTCTGTAACTTCTGCACCTAATTTAGCAAACATTCTAATTAATGCTGGATGATTACCTGCTTCTGTATTCATAAGATCAAGAACATCATTGTCGCCATATACTTGCAAAGCTCTTTGTGCTGCTCGTACATTTTTATCGTAATCAAAACCCCATTCTTGTTTAAGAGTTTGTTCTACTTCTTCACGTTGCACATTTAATTGCGAACCTCTATTTTCTACTTCATGGTTTATTTCAGCAATTTGAAAATCCATAAGAGCTTTTACTTGTTCGTTATTTAAACCAATCTTATGAGCTACATTTCTAAACTCATTCATTGATTCTTCCCTAAAATATTCTTGATAATCTTGAGGTACATCTACTTCATAGTTTTTAGGTTCATCTGGTCGACCTAACTTACTATACAATTCTGCTTTCTCCTCATCATTTTTAGGCATAGGTATTCTATTACCTATCATTTTTTGTTGATGCACAGCAGTTTTTGCAAGTGATTCAACATCGTTAATATTTTGTAGAGTAGGGTCATTTCTCAATTCTTCGGGTAAAGCATCCCTCCAGTTTTGATTATCACCTACTGTACTAGACCCTAAAACAGAACCTGAACTTTGGTCAGTTGTTTCTGGGTTATCTTGTGACTCGGTGGTCATTTGTTCGTCAGACATTATTTGTTCCTCCTTTTATAAGATTTAGTATTCTGACTACTACTGCTCTACTCCCCTCATTAAAAGCAGTTTCATAAGGATCTTTACTAAAAGAACTCCTATGATAATAAGCTGATTCTAAATCAGCTAAAACTCTTTCGCCCTCTTTTGTACTAAAAGTGGTTTTATAATCTCCTTCTAATTGTTTTAATTGTTTATCTACATCCATTACTCTTCAGCTTCCATTTCTGCTTCCATTTCTGCTATTTGATTCATAGCTTCGTCCATAGTGCCTTGATTTTGAGGTTCATTTAATTGTGTTACTGTTTTAGCTTGTGCTGCGTCTACTTCAGCTTGTTGTTGTGCCATCATCATTTGTTGTTGCATTTCTTGTTGTTGTGCACGTTGCCTTCTCATTTGTTCTACTTCTGCTGGTCCACGCAATACAGTTTTTGGAACACCTAATAATTCTGCTCTTAATCTTATTGCAGTATCATTATCAAATAAATCTAAAATATTAGGATCAGCTTGTGCTAATTGCATACCTAATTGATAAAGTCTTTCAACTGCAACTGCTTCTTCCATTCGTTGTGAACGAGCTAATGGTCCTATAAATTCTACTTGCAAAGATTGTCCTTCTGCTATTTCTGGAACAGGTGCAAGAGCATTTGCTCTAAACATAATATTAAAAACTCTTTCAATAAGTGGGTTTAAAAATTCTGATTGAAATCTACCAAGTGTTGGTCCAAGTAATCTTTGCATAAGTTCGTATCTAACTTGTACTTCAGTAGCTGTCATTTGTGGACCTTCTTGTAACTGTAACTGGTCAGAATAATATGCTTGACGTATTGCTGTTCTTAATTGGTTTTCTTTCATGTCTGTTATTTGCCAGTTACTACCAATTTGTAAAGGTTTAATTGCTGAATCATTTCTTACAACAGTAATACCACCAGGTGTCATTCTAACTCTACCTATAACACCATCATCTTGTACTAATAATGGTGGGTCAATAGCTTTTGCCCATGCTTTAAGTCCTATTTCTACTGCTTTGTTTAATGTTTTAATATCTGGTAACGCATTATAAGATGGTGAACGTCCAAATATTTCGCCTGTTGCTTTAGTCCATCTAGGTACAAGATAAGGGAACTCGTTGTACCCTCCACCTCTAACAATCATTTTATCTTCTTCACATACATGACATGAATGAAATGGTAATTTAGTAGTTGCTTTTCCTAATGCTCTTTCGTAATCTTCTAATGGTTCTACTGCATGAATAAAATTAAACATTTTATCTGGTTTTTCTTTTGCAGCTTTTAACACTTTTTCACCAAGATTATCTTCGCCAAATTCTTGTACTGCTTGTCGTGCAGATAGTTTATACCTTCTATAAAGAGTATCTACATAACCTTGTACATTTTCTTGTATATAATATTCTGCAATATGCATTGTGTTAAAATGTATTTTTGACTCAACAAAACCTTTGTTACCTTCTTCTACAAATAATGCTCCAGTACCAATAGTAACAAGATCAAGATACATTTCGTGTACTTCTGAATTAAAATTTGTTTCATTAAATACTTCATACATACGTTTAGAACAATCTTCTAACCAAAGTTGCACACCTCTATCTTGATTTAATTGTTCTTCTTTTAATTTTATATTAAACCATTGTAAAGATGGTGATGTTAATGTGCCTTGTAAACTAGCTGCAAGTAAATTACTAGCAGTAATAGCTGTTGAATCAAATAATATTTCAGCTCTTTTTTCCCCTTTAGTTCTTTTAAAAGTAATATCAGCTTTTCTTGGCATTACATAGTCAAGTATTTCTTGCCAATGATCTTCCCAAGTACCTCTACTCCCTTCCATTTGGTTTATTCGTTTTTTTATATAATTAAATTTTTCTTCCATTAATATGTGTTCCTCGAACTACCACCAAGTATAGTTTTGCCAACTGATGCTTCTTCAGTTACACCTTCGCCACCTGTAAGTATAGTTCCAGCTCTGCCCATTCTGCCAATTTGCAAAGATTTTTGCCTTTGTTCTTCAAGTTTTCTTTCAGATTCTAATTCTTTATCTCGTAAAGTTGTATCTACTGGTGGTGGTTTTGGTATTTTTGGTTTCATACCCATTTGCAATTCTCCTTTAACATTCCGTAAACTGCTGCGTCTACATATGTATCATCTATTTGCATTGCATTTTTCATAAGACCTTCTTGTTCAAAACCAACACCTTCAATTAATTTTTTAATTCTTTCGTTACTATTGTTACAAGTTGCAGTAGCTCTACCACAACCTGCTTGATTAAAAATATAATCAAACATTAATTTTATAACTTTTCTTTGACAAGCTCTTGGAGTATCAAGTGCTACGTGAACAAATATATTGTTGCCATCATAATCTGAAAACAAAATAACTCCTAATATTTTATCATCTTCTATAATTCCTATATAAGAAAATTTTTCATTATCAGAATATAAATGTGCTTTAGGTTTTATCCATTCGTAACATCTGTCTTTCCATTTTTCAGTAGCAACTACTTCTATCATTATCCACCACCAAGCAAAGTTTTACCAGTTCGTGCTTGTTCTTCTACTCCAGTTGTGCCAGTCATAATAGTTTGTCCACTAGTACCATAACCAGAACCAAGTGCTGCTTTTCGTTGTTGTGTTGTTCTTGCTGTTGTAGCTGTTGTTGGTTGTACTGGTTCAGGTTGCTCACGTTTTTTCTTTTTCTTTCCAGTTACAGCTCTAGTAACTCCTTTAAAAACACTACGAACTGCTCTAAAAACTCCACCCATTATGCTCTCCTTTTTTTAGCAGTTTTAGCAGAATCTCTAAAATTTTTAGCAGTTGGTGCACCTTTAGATCCTACTTTTCTCATTTTCTCGCCACTTCCTGCTGCAATTCTTTTACGTTTTTTATGTATGTTTGCGTATAATCCAGGTTTTTTCTTCATTTCTTTTTCTTCGCTTTCATAATTTTATTTTTAAGTGTAGCTGGTAATTTTTTTTGACCTGCTGTAAGTCCACCTTTTTTTGGTGGTCTACCTTTTTTACTCCCGTATGTTCCTTTACCCATTGGCATAATATAGTCCTCCTATGACTTCTTATTATTTGCAGCAAATTTACGAGCTGCTGCTACACTCCCAAATCCCCATTTTCTTAAAGCTAATGCTTTTCTTGTTGGCTTACCTTTTTTCTTCATAGGTCCTTTCATTCCAGCAAATCTTGCAGCAAAACTAACACGTCTAGGGTTTTTCCCTTTGCTTACTGGTGGTTTTAAATTAGCACCTTCTGTTCTTTTAAAATGTGCTCTGCCTTTTGCAGTTAAACCTCCAGTCTTACTCTTGTGTTCTTTCCTCATGCGAAAACATTAAACTCACTTTCTGCTTGTATGTAAGTAGGTTCATAATTTTTAATCCTAGCTTTCCTTAATGACATAACACAATATCTCATTGCAGAAATAACATCATCATTAATCGGTACAATTTTTCCGTCCTTACGATGATACATACGCAGTTCTTGTAATAGTTTATCTTGATTCTTAAATATTTTCAATCTTTTTGTCTGCATACGAGTATACATTTCTTGTATTCCAGCTTCAACTGATACACCACCTGTACCATCTTTTTGTCCTTGGGATGGTGGATTGCTAAAATGTTCTCGCAACATATTGCAACCTTCTGTTCTATATTGTTCTGTAAGCGATTTACCAGAACCTTTATCTGCTTGTCTACCATCCATAGGCCATACAACTGGTATCCAGTTTCCTCGACTCTTAATTGCACTTGCATGAATAGGCACAGCTTCCTGTCGCATAGCATAACTATCATAAACGTATGCTATATCTGAATCTCTATCCCATGCAATCCAAACTGCTGCCGTAGGGTGATTCCAACCAAAATCAATACCACACAACCTTGGCCAGTATGTAGGAATATCTATTGGGTCACATACAATATCATCTTCTGCAATAGGGAATACAAGACCAGAACCTAGTTGTGGTATACCTTGTTCCCTCATTTTTCTTTCGTGTGGTGGCAAAGCAGCTAATATTTGATCCCTTACTTCTTGCGTCATATGAGGTGCATCGTCCCACCCAGCTTGTACTAATGCTTGTCCTGGTTTTAAATTGTTTACAAATTGTGCAACTGTTTCTGTCATTCCGTTTTCAGGAGTAAAGGTCATAAATACAATACCACCTCTATCTGCAGTTCTTGTTAATGCTTGGCTATATATTGCTGGTGGTGGTTCTTCATCTAGCCATACTACGTCTACAGCTTCCCCCATCCATTTTTCTTTACCCATTTCATATGCTTTAAAACCTAACCTTGACCAACCACCTGTTCCTTTTT